TTACATTTCGTAAAGTTACATAGTACAATAAGCCTATCAGATAAAGATGAAGAGAAAGATAAAGATAAAACTTTACATTTAGTAAAGAATATTTTTTTAACGTAAACTTTACGTTTTGTAAAGTTGTTATGGAGGTGTTGACGTTTGGTAAAGAATGAAGAATTATCAGCTCGTGAAGCGAGAAATGCATACATGAAGTTGTGGAGGGCTGAAAACAAGGAAAAGGTTAAAGCAGCAAATCAACGATACTGGGCTAAAAAATCCAAAAGAATGAAGATTTCTGAAAAGGAGGGGTAAGTGATGGAAGAAAGTACATTCTCATTGTTCATTGTAGCATTAACGATTGTTATAGTAATGTCACTTGCAGCTGCATTAGATAAACCAATTAAAAAATTCTTAGAAAAATAATGAAGGGAAGGTAAAAGGAAATGAAACCTGAAAAGTTGTTCGAGGAAAAACAGCATCTAGTGGATTTAGTTATTAATAGGAAATTAAGTAGTTTCAAGAAAGCAAGCTATATAGCTACTATGAACAACATGGAGCTAGATGATTTAAGACAAGTTGGGAATTTAGTTTTATGGGAAATATGCGTAAAAAGCGATTTGGATAAATTCAATAATATAGATGGCTATATTGTTAGAGCAATTTGGTTCGCAATAAAACGAGAAATACACAATAAAGGAACGACCATAAAAATAACAACAGCAGTTTCTATAGAAGATAAACAAAAGTACGCTTGTCAATCTATTGATTTATATGCAAATGGAGAAGTTGAAAATGAGTTTTTTGCAGTTTCTAAAATCAATATAGAAGATGAAATTTCAAAAAAAATTGAAGTTGAAGAGTTGTTAAGTTGTTTAAACAAACGAGATCAATGGATATTAAGAAAAAAAGCAGAAGAGTATACGGATGATGAAATTGCCATTGTTTTAGGAATAACTACAAACGGGATTACAAAGATGAAAAATAAAGCTTTTAAAAAAATAAATCCAAACTTCATACCGGAACGATTAAGGAACAATCCTAATTTACTAAAAAAGAAAAACCACCTGTTGGCGCAGGTGATCTAGATAAAATCAATTTTCAAGATGATTATAGCATGAATTCAACTCATGTAAAGGAGTGAACTGCTAATGAACATTAAAGAAGTGAGTAAGGCTGTACAAGCTATACGGTTAGCAGGAAATGAAGATGGCATTATCAGTATTCGTCATAATGAAGTTCATCTTAATAACGAAACATTTGAATTAGCGTTAGCTGAATACAGAATGAAACCAATCATAGCAAATCGTGATTCAGAGGATCTTCCACATGAAGTGGCATTTATACATGACAACATAGTCTATTACTCTCTCTATACTCTAGAAAGAATGGAAGAGAAAATTGGAGGGATTCCAAATAGTAGAAAACTCAATGGTAGTCGGGAATCGTCAGGATTCAGTTGTAAGTGATGTCATGAGTAACTGTGAAAGTTGTGGGAAAGAAATTTACTTTGGTGAAGAGTACCGAGATATTGATGGTGATTACATACACGATGAAACAGATTGCATCAAACAATATGTAGAGTCTCATTCCATAAAGAAAGTGGCAGGTGAGTGAAGTGAAAGAGACGGTAAAAGTACAATGGACACCTGCATTTCAAAGTTATCATTCTGTTGGTGATGAAGCTGAACCGTTTTGCGATGAATGTGAAACATATCTCCAAGATGATTTTAATTACTGTCCAGGTTGTGGATCTAAATTAGATTGGGGTGAACATAAATGAACGCTGCTATTGAAGAATTAGAAAAGTCATTAAGTGTGGAACAAGGAAATTTAAACGATTGTAAACGCAAATTAGAGCGTGTAATAGAAAGAAAGCCGATTCTTGAACAAAACATTCAAGACATTGAAAGTAAAATTAAGGACTTTGAAGCTTCAATCTTTGTACTAAAGCAAATGGCGGAGGGGTAAATATTATGTTTCCTGCAAGACTTAGAGAGATAAGAAGAAAGAAAGACCTTACTCAACAAGAATTAGCAGAAATGATTAATAAAGATAGATGTACGATTTCGAATTATGAAATTGGGGATTCTAGACCTACCATTTATGTATTATGCGATTTAGCAACAGCTTTAGGCGTATCAACAGATTATTTATTAGGAAGAGTAGAGGTGAATTAATTGGAAATTACAAACGGTGCTGCCATTACCAAAAGTAAAAAAGCAAAAATTATTATCTATTCAAAGCCAGGTAACGGAAAAACAACGGTTGCTGGGTTATTACCAGGTAAAACATTAGTCCTGGATATCGATGGAACAAGCCAAGTGTTAGAAGGATATGAAAATATAGACATGGCTAAAATTGATGGTGAAAATCCACATGATAGCATTCTACAGTTTTACGCACTGGCCAAAGCAAATATTGGTAAGTATGACAATATATTTATCGATAATTTAACGCATTACCAAAAGTTATGGCTACTTAAAAAAGGTGAAAATACAAAAAGCGGTATGCCGGAATTAAAGGATTACGCTTTGCTAGATAACCATCTTTTAAAGCTAGTAGAAACATTTAATTCATTAGATGCAAATGTTATTTTCACAGCTTGGGAGACAACAAGAAATATCACTCACGATGATGGGCAACAATATACGCAATTCATTCCTGATATTCGGGATAAGATCGTTAATCACATTATGGGAATCGTTCATGTTGTTGGTCAATTAGTTAAAAAGGCAGATGGTACAAGAGGATTTGTTTTAGAAGGTAATCAAAGTGTATTTGCTAAAAATCATTTAGATCAGCGTAAAGGCTGCGTACAACAAGAATTAATACTAATGAATGTGGAGGAATAACAATGAGAACGATCTACTTGTTAGTGCTAGCGGTTAGTTTTGGAGCCACGGTTTACTTCATAAATACACCTAACGAGCTTCTCTTCAATGTTTTATTTTCTAACTTGTTAGCTCTGATGGGTGTCGGTCTTTATAAGTTATGTGACTGGTCAGGATTGTGGGATATCAACGAGGAATAAAGAGTTAAATTAAAAAATAAACCAATTGGAGGAATAAATAATGTCATTCTTTAAATTCGATGAAACAAACGTAAATACAGGTTTTGAATTAGTAGCAGAAGGTAAATATGAAGCGGTAATTGTAAATGCAGAAGCTGGTAAAACACAAGCTGGTAAAGATAAATTATCGGTAGATTTCGAGATTCGCAGTGATGTACCGCAAAATCATCAAGGTGCAAAAGTACTTTATAACATGTTTACATTCGAACATGAGGTATCAGTACGAATCGTTAACTCATTGTTAAAAGCATGTGGGTTTGGCAATAATCATGTTTTCACTTCAGCTGACGATATTGGTAAACAACTTATCAATAAAAATTTAAAAATCACAGTAAAACATGAAGAGTATGAAAAAGTTGTGGATGGTCAAAAACAAAAACGTACTGCTGCTAAGGCAAAATACTATGATGTATCGGATGTAAATCCAATCACAAGTGGTCCAGCAGTAACAATTGGTGATGACGATCTACCATTCTAATAACTAAATAGAGAGGTTGGTTTTAACCGACTTCTCTTTTTTATACCCTAAAAGGCTAATCGGAGGGCGAAATGAAAAAGAATCCATACAATTTTAATGAAATTCCTGCCGAGTTAAAGGCCCTTTCTCAATGGATCTTGTGGAAGTTCGAAACACGAAATGGCAAGCAGACAAAAGTTCCGTGTCAGGTGACTGGTGAAATGGCTCAAGCAAATAATAGACGTACCTGGTCAACATTTGCAACGGCAGTCAAATTCTACTTGGAAGGTGACTATGACGGAATAGGGTTCGTGTTTAGCAGGCAGGACAACTATATAGGAATAGATATTGATAAGTGTGTTGTGGACGGAAAAACAAATACTTTTGCAACAGAAATTATCGATACATTAGACAGTTACACAGAGTTTTCACCATCAGAGAAAGGAATCCACATCATTATCAAAGGTAGCCTTCCACAATCAGTATTAGGTACTGGAAGGAAAAATACAAAACACGGTTTAGAAATTTACTCATACGGTCGATTCTTCACTTTCACTGGAAATCGTGAAAATTCTAATGATATCTATGATCGTACAGATGAACTGGAAGAAGTATTCGAACAATACTTTGACGATAGCGACATTCAAGGACGAGTGAATTTAGCGGAATTTGAAAAAGATGAAATCAAAATTTCAAATGAATCTCTTTGGGAGAAAATGTTCCGTAGTAAAAATGGTGATGAAATTCGCTCATTATATAACGGAAACTTAATAAATGACGATCATTCAGCGAGTGACCTGGCTTTATGTAATTATCTTGCGTTTTGGACAGGTAAATCAGCAACTCGAATGGATGCGATGTTTCGCGAAAGTAACTTAATTCGTGATAAGTGGGACGTTATCCATTTCAGTGATACAAATGAAACTTATGGTGAAAGAACGATAGGAGTAGCTATTTCCTCCACATCCACAACTATCTTAGACAACAAACAGCAATTCGAGGAATTCTCATTCAATTTTATTAATGAAAATATAGCTGAAGTTGTGGAGGACAAGCCCAAGAGAAAATTCAAACTTACTGAAATGGGAAACGCTGAACGTATCGCATACGAATATGGCCATGTAATTAAATATATTAACGATGTTGGTTGGTATATATGGGACGGAAAGCGTTGGAAAGTGGATACGAAAAAAGAAATTGAAAGAATTACAGCCAAAGTTTTACGCAGCCTTTCTAAATCGGATGATGAAGCAGAAGCGAAATGGTCACGTATGTGTGAACGTAGAAATATCCGAATGAATAGCATCAAGGACCTTATGCCATTGGTTCCAGGAGAACGCGGGGATTTTGATACACACAAATACCTGTTAAATGTTGAAAACGGCATTGTTGATTTAAAAACAGGGAAGCTGCAGCAACATGATAGAGAACTTGGATTAACCAAAATCACAAATATCGCGTTTGATGAAAATGCAAAGTGTCCCGAATGGCTTAATTTCTTAGATCAAATTTTCCAAGGTGATAAAGAACTTGCTGAATACATGCAGCGGTTAATCGGTTATTCCCTTACTGGTGAGATTACAGAACAAATCATGGTTTTCTTA